TCCTTAATCTTTCGTTATCGTGTGATTGTGCGTGGCCGTATATAACAGAAAGGTACTACTATGAAGAAGATTTTATTTGCTTTCATTACGGTACTTGCTCTTAGCGGTACCGCCGAGGCAAGAAATCAATATTCAAATCAAGAGGCAGGAGAGTTCAATCTATTAGACTCTATTCTAGGCACAGCCAATAGTAACTGGAGTGTATCTCCACGCATTCATGGTCGTGCTAGACTTGCTTCAAGACATCACTACACCCATACAGCAGGTAGAGGAAGAAACGTTGGTGCGTCGGCATCAATTGTTGCATATGGTAGAATGTTACAGCATTCTGGTTTCCGTGTGTCAGAGCATCCTGCTTTTGGAGGTGTTCATCCTGTTCATCATGGATGGGCACACTATGCTGGTCGGGCAATCGACATCAACATAGGTCGTGGTGTTAGAGAGGCGTCAAATTCAGGTGCTAGACATCGATTTGACAATCTCGCTGCGAGAGCCAGAGCAGCCGGTTATACGGTTCTCTGGAAGGTAGCAGGTCACTTTGACCATATGCATATACAGCGATAAAAAAGAAGGGCGGGATTTCTCCCGCCCTTTTGTCATTCTATTTTTGGAATTTTTATTTCTATTCTAGGTCCCCATCCATCTGTCCCTATACTGTTGTCTTTGGAAAATGGCCATACAACAACCTTATCAGGTATTACCTTGGTATGAAATTCTCTCCACAAATTGTACCACATTCCATCTACTGTTATTGGATCTGTTTTTAATCTCTGTATTTCATCTTTATCAACATCTTGTCGGTTTATGGGAGTGCCGTCATTCATCTCAAATGCAACAACCCATCCGTCCCAGTCAATATCCGGAATACTCTCTTTATAAATGTCCACACAATGTCTAAAGATATTATGAAAAGATTCATTATATGCTTCTTCGGTGCTGTATGTTGGATTAGGTGGATCAAAATGGTCAAGGGTAAACTTTTGAACCGCACGGTCGTGAAATCTGATACCTGCAAATCTTTCATAATCTTCTTTGGTTCTTTCTGTACCAAAACCATACTGAACAAAATTGATATCGTTAACGATATTGTCCACGCCTAGTAATTTCTTAGCACGGCGCAGCGATGATTTATTCAACTCTTCCCATTTCTTATTTTCGTCCCAGTGCCTGATGCGACCCTTTCTGGTGTATTCGTGCCATGCTACGATTTTATTAGGAATGAATAGATCATATCCATGCGTATAAGACCTAACTGCCAGAGTAATTTCTTCACCATGGAAATAAAGATTAGGATCATACTCAACTTCTCTGCACCACTGACCAAGGGTGAAAACGAAATGAGCAGAGAAGAACCTTGTTGGCACAGGCGACTCTTTGTTCTCCCAATTTTCCATCGTGGCTGGTAACATGAAGATTGCACCTTCAGGAATGAATCTATCAAATGTTAGTTTCCAGATTTCTTTTACTCTTTCACCTGGATCTTTTTCAGGATTATATGAAGGAAGATATGCGGTCAGTAGAGGTTTGCTATAACCTTCCGACTGCAATTGACTAATCATTTGCTTACACTTTGTATCCCAACCTTTGGCAAATCTATGGTGAGAGTCAAGTTGTAGGGTGTATGCTTCGCCATCATACTTACTTTGTATCAGGTTTCTGGCCCAGCAAGTACCTAAACTTTCCATGTGTGGAATATCAATGATACGAAAACGAGGATCATTTTTATATTCATCAAGGTTGTCCCATTCGTCTTCATTAGAATGTTGCCAACCTATACCAAACACTAGATTATCAGGCTCGTCGGCCTTTTCAATGCAATCTTTGATTGTTGGAAGAAGTTCAGGATCACGGTAAGATGCAATTGAAATATAGATTTTATTTGACATATATTCACCTCATATAAATAACCAACACCATTATATAGTATGAACTGGAGAACATATCATGGAAAATCCTCCCATTCTTAAAGGTATTTTTAAAGAAAGATTTAAGGTCTCAGAAGAAAGGCTTACTCATTGCCGAGTGTGTGAACATTTTGAAGATGGCCCTAATAGATGCAAGCAATGTGGTTGCTTTATGGACTACAAAACATTGTTGCCTTGGTCAACTTGTCCTATTGGTAAATGGGGAATATATGAGCCTCCGCCGGAGACAACAGAAAATAACGATTGACTTCCTTATCCTCGTCTGATATAATGTATTATGAAATCGGTGAACAACGGAATCCTCCATACTCTATCTAAGGTAGCGGCTGCTAATCCTAATCCACAGGAAAAGTTGGCTGCTGCTATCGTTTATCGCAATCGGATTATTTCCGTTGGACTGAATAGTATGAAATCTCATCCTATGGCAGCCAAATACGGAAAGAATCAACACGCTATTTTTCTACATGCTGAGGTAGCCGCTATCAAGAATGCTCTCCGTGAAATCGGTGTGGATGACTTTTCCAAGTGTGACATTTATATCACAAGAGTAAAGAAGGAAAAGCCATTCACCAAAAAGTTTGTATGGGGTTTGGCCAAGCCTTGTGCTGGTTGTGAAAGAGCAATCGCCGAGTTTGGTTTGAAACGAGTAATCTATACCTGTGATGATGGCAAATATGAGGTGATGTAATGAGTATCGATCAACTAAATCATGATATCTATGTTTCCAAACAAGAAACGAAAATTAAGTTTCTCAGAGAAGAAATCGAGCGACTTCAAAAGTATGAAAAGTTGGTTCAGTTTATTGCCAATGACTATTATGAAATGTCACACGATAAGGTCAAGTGGCAGCATAATGACTGGTATAAGCGTTGCCGCAAACTAATTGAGGAAGACAATGAATGATGAAAAAAAAACGACTTGGTGGGAAGCCAGTCAAGAATTGGATAAGATGATGCAAGAAGCCAATAATGTTCTTGATGAAATGGCAGATAAGTGCCCATATGAAATGAAACTTGCTGTCACCCGATGGGCAATGAAGCATATTGTGGACCATGCTCGTGAAGGTGGTTCTTACAGATATCTAATCTATGATCGCCTTGGATTCGGACCAGATGCTTATGTGCCACTATATGATGCTGGTGCTATGGTAATCTCTAATGAGTTTGATATTGAGAATATGGATGCTATCAAAGCAAAGGTCAGAGAAGAAAAGATTGAATCTCTAAAGCCTCTTCTCCATCTATGCGATGAACCTGGTTGTTTCAAGGATGCTGGTTGTGGATGGCCAAGTGAAAGTGGTTATCGTATGACTTGTGGTGAACATTATCGTGGCGTTCATTATGGTAAGCCTGAGAAGTGATATATACTCATAACATCAAGTCGCTGTCTCGTTTATGTAGAGAGCATTGGTGTTGTGAATATGTCATTACCTACATTGGGTCGGCCGATTGTCCTGCTAGTGACTGTGAACTTATGATTGGAGTTAGAACATGAAAATGATTTACAAATATCCTCTTGGTAATGAAATACGCCATAACATGGTGACAGAAATTGATATGCCAAGAAACGCACAGATATTGGATATACAGATGCAGGGTGATATTCCTGTTCTTTGGGCTATCGTCAATCCTAAAAAGCCATCTCGCAAATATGTGTTCCATGTCTTTGGCACAGGATATGAAATGCTTGACTATGAAAAGAAGCATTATGTTTATGTCGGCACAGTTCAACAGAGAGGTATGATGACTCTTGTTTGGCACATTTTTGAGGTGATAGAATAATGGGCAGTTCACGAGACCTAATGGACGAACTTGAAGAAGCAATGGAAGACGCTAATGCTACAGTCATTAGCAATGGGGGACGGATCCCGTCAAGATCCTATATTACTCCTATACCATATCCACATGGTGCTGTTGGAGCACAAGGTTCCAATGCCAATAAACCTTTTAGTTTTGATATAAATGGTATTTCTCCTCATGGCGTTTCAACAGGAGGTTTAAGGATTGGTAATACAGGACCCAGCGAATTTGCAATCAGCACATCTCATGGCCAAGTAAAGATAAATCTTGATACAGGCGATCTTACATTTCCACCTGGCATTGGCCGTGATGTTGCTGTTCGTGAGTTTTGGCTAGGGTTTCACGAACACTTTAAGACAATAGACAAAAAGAAGTATGAGCAACAGATTGCAGAGATATCCAGAAAAGCAGATGAATATAAGAATTATGCTAATGATGTGGTAAAGAAGTATATTCTCAAAAAGATTGCTGAAAAGTATGGCAATGAAAAGTTTATTATGATAAAGCCAGCAGACCTAATCAAGTTTATTGAGGAAGCATGAGAGACAAACACGAAGAACTAATCCAACAACTACATGAACTGGCGGACTGGGTTGAGAAACACAACTCAGTCCATTGTCATTCTGTTCCAAGGCAAGCAGCATATACTATTGAACGATTGGAAGAAGAGAACTATCAAAGGCATCTACAACTGAATAAAAGGTATTTGTCTATTCGTGATAGATATGATATGTTCGTTGGTGCTATTAGATTGAAAATATACATGATGAGAAAGAAATTCAACCTTTAAGAAGGAAAGGATTTTTCTTACCTGTTCCTGGCTTTACTGAATATTGGCTTGCTGGCATATTCTTAATTTTAATCTCAGCCTGCACTTCATAAAACTCTGATCTTGTAGCCACACGAACTTTGAAATCACCTCGGCCTGATAAAATTGGAATGGTCTTGGGAAGACCTAGAGGATTCTTCTTTGAAATCATATAGAAATCATCACCCGCTTGCATGTAGTAAGCGGGTTCTTTTTTACCTATCGTATAGTGGTTTGTTACAAGTTGTCCCAGATTATAATTTTGTTCATTGGCAATATAGCGATTAACTCCAGGCTGTTCGAAATATGAACGCATAACTTCCAGCGGGACAGCATTGGCATCTGATAGCATACCTTTATTTGTAGGAATGATGATCTTGCTGACAGGAATACCAGAATACTTTGCAATCTTCTTTATAAAATTTTTAGCATCTGCTGATGAATTTAAAATATCAACTGCTGCTTTGGCTGCTGGTGTTTTATATGTTGTTCGCCATTCACCTCCTGCATAAAATACACGAGGATTAGAGAGGTTATCAGTGTGGTTCATTTTAACTTCGACCCATGTATGAGCCGATTTATTGTTGAATTTTTCAATCAGAACATCCGACAAGGCTGTGTCGGCACTAGGTCTAGTGGCTTTCATACCTTTAATAGAGTTAATTGATTTAGCAATATTTGCTTCATAAAGATCAGATGCTGCACTCATTTATATTCTCCTTTTCGTATATATTTATTATACTAAATATAAGATAACACAGGAGTTCTCATGGCTGGTGTTTCCGCAGAAAGACAAGAAACAGGTGTTGTTGATGCCATTAACAGTGCCATTAAAAAAGGTAAATCTATTACCGTTATAGCAGGAACAGTGCAAATAAAAAATGTCACCAAAGCATACAAATATACTGGACGACAAGCCTCAGGATCAGAGCCTTATACAGACGTTGTATTAGTTTCTGGTGGAAAGAAATTGAATCTTTCGTTAAAAGGCGAAGCGGCTCCTTCATTGGCCGGCGGCGGACTCAGAGGATTGGAAGCAATAATTCCTGGTATTGCAGGAAAGTTTATGAAAGCGGCTTATCAACAGTTGATAAAAGATGGTCTAGAAGAAGGTGATAAAGTACCTGATGTTTATGGAAAAATATCCGATAACGATAAAACAAAGATCGTTGTCGGTAATTTGGCTATGGGAGGTCCAATAAATTATATGTATATCGGTCCAATGGATGTAAAGTCAGACTATAACGCTACTACAAAGATTTTAAAATTAAACGGCAAACTGACCGAAGCTAAAAAATATGCTAAGACACATGACTTATTTTTTAGACTCAGAGCAAGACGTGAAGACCAAAGATTTGATCCTGAATCAAAAGATTCGAAAGGTTTTCCTAAGATATATGGTAGGTCACCTTCAAGAGGTGATAGTGCAGGTAGGATTGTTGTAACTACTAGTGTTCCTAAAAATGCAAAGATGGTAAAAATTAAATGATAAGACTTTCACAATATATCACCGAGGCGGCCGCCGAAAAAGACAGACACCTTACACACATTGAAGATGCCGTATTGGAAGGTGGTGTGGTCGGCACTCGTAATGCCATAAACTTCTTACTCTCTTTAAGAGATATGTTTGCTGACGATGGTCAGACATTAGCAGAGGCTCGTGGTTCTCTTATTCTTAGAACAAAGTTTGATGGTGCACCTGCTATCTATGCCGGCATCAATCCAGAAAACGGAAAGTTCTTTGTTGGCTCTAAGTCTATCTTTGCCAAGAATGCCAAACTCAACTATACAGAAGCGGACGTTCGTGCTAATCACCAAGGCGGTCTTGCTGATAAACTTTCAGCCGCTTTGAAATATCTTCCTGAATTAGGAATCAAAGGTATTGTTCATGGTGACTTTATGTTCTCTAAGAGTGAGTTAAAGAACGAAACTATTGACGGTAAAAAGTATATCACATTCCGTCCTAATACAATCACATATGCTGTTCCCGCTAACTCTAAAATAGCACAACAAGTTAATGCTGCAAAAATTGGTATTGTCTTCCATACATCGTACCATGGCAAGACGATGCAGACTCTTCAAACACATTTTGATATCAATGTAAATGATTTCAGACCATCACGAAATGTATGGTATCGTTCTAACAAGTTCATTGATGTTACTGGGCGTGCTACATTAACAAAAGCGGAAAATGCTAGACTTACAGGCCTGCTATCCCAAATAGGTTCACTATTCAGAACAATACCCGCCAGTCTATTAAATCAGATTGCTACCAATGACACATACAGAATCCACATGATGACCTTTTATAATCAGAAAGTCCGTGCAGGTGAGCATATGGGCGCTGGATATGTTTCACAATTGATCAAATGGGTAGGTGATAAATACCAGAAGGGTATTGATGAAGCAAAGATGCCTGCGACTAAAGCAAAGCGTCAGGCTGAACGGGACATGGTTCTTAGGTGGTATAGACAGAATGCACCAGAACTAAAGAAAATATTTCAGTTACAGAATTTGTTCATTGATGCCAAGATGTTATTGATTGCCAAGTTTAATCAAGTAAATGATCTTGGTACGTTTCTACATACACCTGATGGTGGATATAAAGTCACTACACCAGAAGGATATGTGGCCGCATGGTCATCTGGAGGTGATGCTGTTAAACTCGTAGACCGTATGGAGTTTAGTAGAGCAAACTTCCTAGCCGTCAAGAATTGGGGTAAGTAATGTCTGACGAAAAGAAAAAGCCTGTGCCTGTTATCAGCACAATTAAAAAGATTGTCAAAGAGGCAAGAAAGAGAAAAGTTATGGGTGAAGAACATCCTATGCTCAAGATGGATCCACATTCTTTTGATCAGAGTGATAGTGGATGGAGAAGTTTACCTAGATCACAACAGGCAAATGTTGTTAAAAGTTATGTAGGAAAATATGTGGGACCCGGTGGCAAATTCACTAAAGATACGCCAGGTGGTGGTAAAAATATAAATTCTTCCACAATACGTTGGCATCTGGGACAAGTTCAAGCAATGGCAGGTAAAAAAGGTGATGCTATTAGAAATATGGAAAGAAGCAAAGAGAGTAATAATCCGCAATGGAATAGATATGTAGGTGCCACTACATCTTTTCTAAAAGGCGATAAAGCGGGTTTTGAAAAAAATGCCAAGGCTTCTGACAGATATGCTGCTACATCTGGAGAACGAGGACAAGACAGAACAAATAGAAAGATAATGACCGGCCTTAAAAAAGGATGGGGTAAAGACTATAAAAACGCATATTAACTAAATAACAAATAAAATACCGCAGAGGTAAAATGAAAAAGATTGTATTCACATTTGGGCGTTATAATCCGCCTACTACAGGTCACGCAGAGTTAATTAATTATACGGCATCACTGGCACGAAGAACTGGTGCTGATCATCGTATATACACCTCGCAGTCTCACGATCCATCCAAAAATCCACTAGCACCAAGACAGAAGATCGCTTTTCTTCGTCAGATATTTCCTGGTGTAAACTTTGTAGATGATCCATCTATGAAGACTGCATTTGCTATTTGTAAGAAACTATCCGATGAAGGATACGAAGACGTTACCTTTGTTGTTGGTTCAGATCGTGTGGACGATTTCAAAACACAACTCGGCAAATATGTAAAGCCTAGAACGGCAAAAGATTTCAATCCTAAAATCCATTACCCATTTAAAAAGTTTCAGGTCGTGTCGTCTGGTGCCCGTAAAAAAGGCATTTCAGGTACTGATCTTCGCAACGCTGTCCGTAGGGGTGACTTTGCAACATTCGCCAGAGCATCAGCCGCAAGAGATAAAACATTGGCTAAAAAGATATATGCTACCACAAAAGCACAACTAAATGAAGAGATGACTCGTAAGGAATTTGATTCACATCTAAAACGTTTTATTGATTTTACTTGTCAGAAACTTGATATCAAAGATGTGCCATCACTGAAATACAAAGAACCAACCGATCAAGGCGAACAACCATCGTTTGCTGCATATTCACCTGGTGATAAAGAGGTTATCATCATGACCAAGAACCGTCATCCTATGGATGTGTTTAGATCGGTCGCTCATGAGTTGGTTCATCATAAACAGAACGAAGATGGTAAACTTGGTAAAGATATTGCTAGAGAAGGTGCTACAGGTTCAGAAATAGAAGACGAGGCAAACTATATGGCTGGTCGTGTCATGCGCTGGTTTGGTAAAGCAAATCCAGATATGTTTGGTAAATCATATGTTATTGAGAATAAGGCTATCATTCTAGGTGGTGTGCCTGGTTCTGGTAAAGATAAGATCCTGAAAGAAGCAATTCTACCACATGGCTTCCGAGAGGTATCTGACAATAAGTTTTCTGTAAGAGAATGTAATGGTGATAATCTTGTGGTCAATGGCACCATGGCAGATTATCAGTCAACAAAGAATATTAAATCTATCCTTGAGAGTGCTGGCTATAGAACAATTATGGTCTTTGTTAATACCAGTAACGATGTTTCGAGACAGCGTAACGAAGCAAGAGCATTCACAGGTGGTCGTGTTATTGCCGAAGATGTTAGATATGACAAGTGGCGCCGAGCCCAGTTGAATCTAAATCTTTATGATCAGTTATTTGAAAAGGTAATCGAGGTAACAAACGATCTTGATGCCAATACTATTAGAGAGACATACGACCAGTTTGTTAAGTCTATCTCTAAAGAGATTGGTGAGTTCGCTATCAATGAACCTGACCGTCAGTTTGAACAAATGCTAGAAGGTTACTCTGATTTTGGTCCTAAGGCAAAAAACAATCCTGTTGGTGGTGCGGGCAATTGGGGAACATCTAAACTAACGGACAGATATAAAAGCGATACACCAGGCCAGGAGCCTGCTAAGACAAGAGAGATGGGTTATTACAAGCCTAAGGTGTTTGGCAATCTACCACTCAAAGCAGATAATCCAGGCGAGACATTTACCTCTGCCAAGAATCCATCATTCGTTGGTGATATAACTGGTGATGTAAATCCATTTGTCACACCAGAACCAATGCAACTATGGTCGCCTATTGATCGTTGGATGGTCAAGGAAGAAACCCGCAAGAGATTTAAAGAGAAGTATGGAAAACTAGCCGAGCAAAAGATGAAAGAAACGGCTAATAAATTAAAACAAGAAAGCCTTGTTGATCCATATATGGGGTCAATGGGCATGACGCCAAATAGTATGAATCAAGATGAAGTTAAACCTGATATCAACGCAGAGTTTGAGAAAATAAGTTTATTTGGCAAAAGAAAATCAAAGAAAACTAAATAAGTATAACACTATATTATAGTTTCAGAAACAAAGGAACCATTAAATGTTTAACAACAGATTTAATTCAACCAAGAAGGATCCGCTTGTAGAAGCAGTCCAGTCCGCCATGCAGGATGGTGAGATTCGTCGTCAGGCCGTGGCTTATGTAAACGAGGCATTCGGTGTTTATAACCGTAATGCTGTTGTTAGAGAAGACCTAGCAGAATATGATGCTGCCATTGAAGAGGCATATAATTGCATGAAGGAAG